CAATACTTTTCAGGGTTTACCACGGAAAAGGCCTGCGAGGTCCACTCGATAATAACAGCACACCTGATCAACTACGATCTGGTCAACATCGACGATGTGCATGACTTTTGGGTGACTCCCACGAACTGTATAGAAACAGACACTGCTGATTTCTTCAATAAACTACACTGATTATTTCTATATTTTGGGCTAAATAAGTGTAGGGACATTGCGATCCCAAACATTAGGAGATTAAGAAAATGGCAACATTAACAAAAACACATCCAGCGGCCACCACTACAGACGTAGAGTTAGGTCAAAATTTACACTTCTTCACAGTTGACTATGTGAATGCTAACGCATCAACAGGTCCAGAAGGTGCTCAACAAGCAGTTTTACGTGCTATCGAAGACACAGCGACTATCGCGGCTATCGGTCCACTACTTGACACAAACTCACAGCAAACATTTGCTGTTGAAGCAACAGGTGGTAACGGCACAGTTGTAGCGGCTACATTACAAGCGGCTATCCGTGCATTAGGCACAGTTGACTCAGTTGACTTATCATCAGCAACAGTTACAGATACAAAATTAGGTATCTTAACAGCGGCTGTAGTATCATAAGTTAGGCTTATACTTAAAGAAGCCCACTTTTTATGGTGGGCTTTTTTATTGGCGTAAATATCTGTATGGAACAACAAGAACTATTTGAGAGAGACACGACCGCTTGGGTATATGAGTCACCGGATGGTGGCAAGACCATATATAGGCGTAGACTAAGGGATCCGCACCACAAGCGTGAACTGGTCAAGGAAGTTGATGATGGCTACGTTGATTATAGCCATTGGGTCTATAGGCAGGATTGGGACGAGTTGGCCAAGAACCCGGCCGTCAGGGAGTATCTGGACAAACTAAGGGTCATGACGGCATTGGTGAAAGAATGATAGTATGCTGGACACTTGCTGACATCTCAAACACAGGCTTCACGTCAAAGCCAAGGAACGAACACGAAGTCAAACTGCGTAACCAGCAACGCAACTTCGAGACCTTCCTGCAACTGATTGGCATGCGTAATCAACCCAATGTGTTGATATATCCAACAAAACTAGAAGGTCAGGAGATCAAGTCATATGGCTTTGGAGAGCAGTATCTACAATCAGTGGGATTCAGATACAACGTTTGGATGTTTGCGTTTGACGTTGAACAGCCCACGGCATTCGACAATGATAATGGCAAGTTACAGGCACTAATGGAGGATTTTGATGACATCCCGGTCATCACCGGGTTGGATGAGAACGCAAAAATCAATAACACAATCAACACTTTAGGTGATCACCGGAACACTTTTTTCCTCCATGATTTGACCCAGTAATGATAAATAACTACAAAGCATCACAACGAATACACATAACTCAGGCTCATACCAGCTCAACTAAAAACACAACAGAATCGTGTGATAAAATCCTATTGATGGAAACAGTTGAATGAGTACGACAAAGATCGAAAAGCAGAACCTAGAAGCTCACGTCGAGTTATGTGCCGAAAGGTACGAGGCATTGGAAAACAAACTTGACGCGGTAGAACAGAAGGTCAGCAAACTTGAGGTGGTGGTCTATGAGATCAAGGATCTCGTTGTGGGCCAAAACGAACGACGCAATCAACAAATGATCAAATGGGGAGTGACCGTCATTGGTTCCCTCCTGGCCGTCATCGCTTGGTTCGTGTCACAGCAGTTTTAGTATGGCCATGCGGCAAGCAGAAGCCTACAAGAGATTAGAAAAGATTGCCAGACATGGAATGGCAAGTGTTCGCAAGAACATAGTGGTAAAGAGGAAGGATGACTATCTTGCTTTTGATAGGTACAGGATAGTAAAAACCCCGGATGGATTCATGGTATTCCAACATGACAGCGAGATACATGAATTCATGAGTTCGCAGAACGCCACGGCATTCTGCACGTTAGAGAACTGGAGCAGGACATCAGAGGCAATGACCCTGATGAGGATCGACGAGGTCATACAGAGAAGAATGTTCGACCTGGCCGTCGCAGAGAACACTATTAATAACAGTTCAGATCAGGAACGTCGGATAACGGCGATGATCAGGGCACAGGATTACATCTTAGAAATCAAGGCGTTAAAAGAAGATGCCAACCAGTACATAAACTTGGCTAAATATATCCAAGAGAAGGAATTAAACAATGAAGTTAACAGACATAGCACCAAAAACAGACGTTAGCCTGATAACAAAGGTGATGAAATCATATTTCACACCCAAGATTGACGTTGCTACCGTATCTGAAAACAAGGCTCGCACCATGCTCACGAAAACGAGAGCATTGATCAAGGAGGCAAGGAACACACCCAAGTTCCATACCAGCGAGAAATCCCCGGCATATCTACAATTATTGATGCTTGAACAGGCATTGAGAGCGAAGATCGCCGAGTATGGTGCGGACAGTCCTTCATATGCGAACGGCACGGCATATCAAGAGAAGATCAAACAGGCAATCGCTCCGGACATCCAGGAACCTGAAGACGAAGAAGACGAAGAAGACGAAGAGATGGAAGAAGCTCATTGTGGTTCCAAGCGTAAGATGAAAGAATACGGCAAGAAGAAAATGAAAGAATCCAAGTTAACGGAGTCCGAGGTAGAAACAGCACAGGTCGTTCTAGCGGCACAGGACATGGTCGACAAGATCGCTGGTTGGATGGAGGACGTTGCAGACATGCAATACAAGGACCTTCCGGGACTGGTCGAGATGATGCGTAACGAGGTGGGTGTCAACGAGGCACAGACATTCTTAGACGCACAGACAGCAACATTAAGCTCATTATTAACGGCATTAGAACAGGCAAAAGCAGACGCGACATCAGCAATGGCACCATTGACAGGACAAGAGGCAGTTGATCCTAGCGAATTTGGTGGTGAAGATGCATTAGATCCTGATTTAGGAGCAGAAGGTGGCGAAGAAGACGCAGGGATTCCGGGAGTTGACGCTGAAGCACCAACAGAAGAACCAGAAGCAGAGTTAGAGCCGGACTTAGGCAGAGAAAGACGCTAATGAAGATCTTCGAGGTCAGTGGACAAGCACAAGAGCTTGCCGCTCTGGTCCAATATCTAATTGGAAAGAGTGAAGACCTCAAATCCAATCCTGAGATGAAGACAGATTCCTTCATCGATATGGCTAGGAGCATGGGAGTTAACATAACATTTAGCAACTTACAGGCACTAGTAGGGCAAGAACCACTCAAGAACATGGTAACAGACTTAAATCAAGACACGATAAACTTTGGCTTAGCCAGTGACGATGTTAAGATGCCCGTTGATAAGGCACGAGACACCGTTGCTAAGATGGCAAAAAGATCACTAGGCAAACGAACATAGCATATATACAGTTAACATGATGCTCCAGACCCCACTTATTATAAGTGGGGTTTTTATTGGAGTAAATATCAATATGAGCAAATGGCATAGTTTTTACCTGAAAATAAAGGATCCATCTTGGCCCATGGCCAAATCACCAAGAGATCTCACTGATGATATACTCATTGAAATCATGAAAGAGCACATGGATTGGGTGTTTGAAGAAGATCCGCCCGAGGGGGAGCTGGTTATACTTGATTCAGATCGTCTGGAATCGAGGAGGTCCTATGGAGAACAGGATAATGTTGATCAATTCAGAAAGGAAAACTTCCTAGATGCCAATGAGATATTCTCCATCGTAGACATAGCTGTCTATTTTGATCCAAGGTTTGATGGAGGCGGTCAGGGGGCTGGGCAGGACGTGGTTCCCGTCATTAATGAGCTGTATCCGGATAGGGTATTCAGGAATGGGTTTGAATGGTGTTCCGGAGTTGGATTCATGGGTTTCTCATTATTGGCCCACAATGTGTGTGAGAACCTGTACCTGGGAGACATATATGAGCCCGCATTGAGACAGGCTGATAAGACAATAGACAATCTACCAGAGAAATATTCACAGAGGACAGTCAGGACCATGCACATGAAAGGCATGTCTGATCTAGACGAATCTCTCAAATTTGACCTGATAGTGTCAAATCCCCCTCATCATGACTGGACCGTCCCTGTCTTTTACGGCGACTACGTCTGTGACGAGGAGATACTCAGGATGTCCATTGATCCAAAATGGAAGGTACACAGTGAATTCTTCAGGACTGTGAAAAAGAATCTCGCGGAGGACGGAGTCATACTGCTAATGGAAAACAGCCAGGCTAGCAGTCCGGACACATTCAGGAGCATGATCGAGGATGCCGGTCTCAGGATCAACAGATGTGTGCATAGAACATCAGATAAATTCGTATATTGGATGGAAATCACACACAAATAAGTTGACATCACCCCATAAATAGTTTAGTATATTAGGTAATCATTGGAGAAACACATCAGATGGCATACAGCGATAAGGTACTAGATCACTACGAAAACCCAAGAAATGTTGGTAGTTTGGATAAGAATTCACCATCAGTGGGCACAGGTATGGTTGGTGCTCCCGCATGTGGTGACGTTATGAAGTTACAGATAAATGTGGAAGATGGACGTATTACAGACGCAAAATTTAAAACGTATGGCTGTGGTAGTGCTATTGCTAGTTCTAGTCTCGTCACAGAACTTCTCAAGGGCAAGACTCTTGATGAGGCCACGGCTATCAAGAACACCGACATTGTTGAGGAGTTGGCACTCCCTCCAGTTAAGATCCACTGCTCGGTACTCGCTGAAGATGCTATCAAGAGTGCGATAGCAGACTACAAATCAAAGAATGGAAGTTGAGTCTCCCTGCATATCAGTGTGTGCGTTACACGAGGACATCTGTCAAGGATGTGGTCGCACACAAGATGAGATAAACAGGTGGTGGGACATGACCAACGAAGAGAAACAACAGGTATTGTACAGATTAGAACGGAGAACGAATGATCAGTTTAACTGAAACAGCCGCCAAAAAGGCACAGTATCACATCTCAGCGAGAGAAGGTACCAAGGGACTACGCATCGCTGTGAAGACCACTGGTTGTTCTGGTATGGCATACGTATTGGAATTCGTTGATGAGATCTTACCAGATGACATGACATTCGAAGACAAGGATGTTACACTGGTAATAGACAAGTTACATCTAACGTACTTGGATGGGCTTACTTTAGATTACCAGAAAAAAGGACTGAACGAAGGCTTTGAATTCATCAACCCAAACGAATCCGCAAGATGCGGCTGTGGAGAATCATTCACGGTCTAGGCTCTTTACCTTTGGTTGCAGTTTTACAAAATACCATTGGGCTACATGGGCAGACATCCTAGGACAAGAGTTCACGGAACATCAAAATTGGGGACAAACAGGAGGCGGTAACCTTTTCATATTTTGTTCTTTAATAGAGGCTATTCAGAGAGGATCAATCAACGAGAAAGACACGGTGGTAATAATGTGGTCATCTCCTGGACGAGAAGATAGATGGGTTAACGGTGAGTGGATAACCCCTGGAAGTATCTATAATCAAAATGTATACCCAAAAGATTGGGTAGATAAATTTGCTGACCCAACGGGCTATTTAATTCGAGATGCGGCGTTAATATCATCAGCAATAAAAGTCTTAGATAATATTAAATGCAAATATTATATGTTAAGCATGATGCCTTTTGAAATCATTAACGACGCTGATATTTCTATAATTCAAAAAATAAAATCTAAGTTTAATCTAGTATCAGGAGCAGAACAAAACAATATCAGCTCGTTAAGTTCAGATCAGGCTGATATATTTGAATTATATCAGTCAAGTATTGACAAGATAAGATCCTCGATGTTTGAGACAGTGTTTAATAATGACTGGTATAGTAGGACTGGATTTAAAACTAAAACCTGGATAGAGACTAGTTACAAAGAATCCAAAGAATCATGGGCACCTCATTGGCCTGAATACGAAAATTTTATTGATAAGCAAGTAACAGAAGAAATATTACAAGAAATTAAACAGTGCTATGACTTTGAAGACATAGAGTTATTCATAAAAGAAATACATCGGTTTCAAAATAGAAATGATATTCATCCAACTCCCTTGGAGCACTTGGAATATCTACAAAAAATATTACCTGAGATCCCTGTAACAGAAACAACAGTTAAATGGACGCAGGCGAGACAATTAGATGCAGAAAAAGGAATTCTATTCAACCATCCAGACCTAGTTAGGTTTTAAATATGATAGTTAAAAAATATAATTACGACGAGCTAACACGCAAATCTGTCAATGGACAAAGACTATACACATGTCCAGATGGTGATGCGGTCCCCAGTGTCACCACAATCCTTGACAAAACAAAATCAAAAGAGAAACAAGAGGGCCTGGCACGATGGCGTAAGTCAATCGGCGAGGAAAAGGCAACAGCGATAGTCACAGAGGCCGCTAATAGGGGCACCAGGATGCACACCTATCTTGAGCAGTATGTCAACGGTGAAACTCTTAAAGAAAGTGTCACTAATCCCTATGCACAACAGAGCCTGGACATGGCTAAAATTGTAATTGAAGAAGGACTTAAAAATGTAGATGAATATTGGGGTACTGAAGTGGCCCTATACTTTCCAAAAATATACGCGGGCACAACTGACCTAGTTGGTGTACACAAGGGAACAGACGCCATACTTGATTTCAAGCAGACCAACAAGCCCAAGAAGCGTGAATGGATCGAGGACTACTTCCTACAGTTGGCCGCATACGCAGAGGCACACAATGAAGTGTATGGAACCAAGATAAACAAGGGCGTGGTCCTCATGTGTTCCAAGGAC